GGTTGGTGTAGTATGTGTAGAATATTCTCAAGAAGAAATAGTATCATTACAAAAAACAATTAAAAACCCAATAATAATATATAATACTAATCCAGAAACTCAAATAAAGTTACAAGCAATAGTTAGCAAAGCAGGTAATGGTGTTTACAAGGGTAAAAAAAATATTGTTGTGACCGCTAAAGAATTAATTCTTGATTACTTACCATTATGTACAAATATTGTGTTAAATCTAGATGCTGAAATAGATAAAGAAGAAATTGAAAGAATAATAAATGACCCAAATAAAGAATTTGAAACAGTTATTAAAGAAGTTTCTAATATTGTTTTTGAATCAAGTCAAACTTATGCTGATAATATTAAGGCATATTCTAAGTTGCCAAAGGAAGAAAGAGAAAGAATACTTAAAGAAACACAATCTGAAATAGTTGAGGAAACAGAGGAAGAAAAAGAGTTAAAAAGATTAGAAAAATCATTGATTGAAATAAAGGAAAAAATTAAAAATAGTTCTAAAGTAATAGAAGACACAGAAATGGTCGATGTTGTTGAAATAGTTAATAATGAGGAATAGTAATGGCTGAGATAGATGTAGAATTTCAACGAATAGTAGATTTATATTTAGAAAGTATAAAAAGCAAAGTTGAAGAACTTTTCAAAGAGGCTGTCCAAATTTCTATATACGATAAATATACTCCAAAACAGTATCATAGAAATTATACTTTTTTAAATTCGATTAAAGCACATGTGAATCCTGAAGGCAATATATATGTATACGTTGATTTAAACGAGGGAAGTCAATATTATTCTACTGTGGATGGTTCTTCTCAGTTTTCTAATGTGGGAAATTATTTAGAGTATGGACATCATGATTCCACTGGAATTAGCGGAGCTTATCATTCATATGAAAAAAGAAATTATTTAGAAAAAGCTTATGAATTAATACATAATGAATTTCCTGAATTAAATATACAAATTATAAAATAATATAAAATTAAAACAAAGGAGTGTTTAATAAGTCACTTCTTTTTATTTTATGTAATAGGAGGTGCGATGAATAAATGGCATTACAAGGACTTTTAATTACAAATAACTTCATGCAAACAAAAACTCAATTCAATGAATTAATGAATTATATGAACAATACTTTAAAGATTCCTTTGAGTTTAAATTTGAATATCGGCGTAATTCAGCAACAATTAAAAGAAGTGGCTATACAGACCGAACAACTTAAATCTAATATGAATTTAAATATGAATGTTGGTGGTAATACTGGTGGTTTAGATAAAATGGTAACAACTACTAGAGCTGTAAAAGATGAAGTAACTGGTCTAAATAGAGAAATATCTACAATAGAAGGTAAAGTTGTAAAAGTTTCTAGTAGTATGGGACAAACAATTCAAACGACTGAAAGATTTAATAGAGCATTAAAAGACGGAGTACTCATAGAAGAAAAACTTGGTGGAACAGTTACTAAAACGACAGAAAATTACAAAGCACAATTAGCTGTAAAAGAAAAATCTATAGCAATGGGTGAGTCGGCATTAGTTCAACGTGAAAATGAATTATTAACTGAAGCCACTGGTTTAATGACGAAAAAACTTAATTTGGAGCAACAAATTAAAGTAGCAAATGAAAATGGGAATATACCTTTACAAGAAGCTCTTGCTTTAAGAGAAAAAGAAATTTCACTTCAATCACAATCAGCAAATTCTAATTTAAGCAATGCTAGTGAAGCAACTAAATCAACTTTATTACAAAGAGAAATAGATTTAAAGGAAAGTATTGTTATACAAAACGCTAAGATTGAAGGGCAAGGTAAATTAGAAACTGCTGAAGTCGAGAGAAGAATATTGTTATATCAAAAAGAAAAAGCAATGCAAGTATCAGGAATACAACAAAAATATGGTTCATCTGTAAATACTGCTGATTTAGAACGAGCAACTTTAGCATATAGGCAACTTGGAGCTGTTGGAATTACAAGTCTTAGTGAATTGAACGCTAAAGAACAACAGGTAAATATGAGTTTAAAAGAAATTACCGCACAGGCAAAAGCTAGTGCCTTAGCGTTAGCAGAATCTACAGGTAAGAGTAATGCATTTCTTGGTAGTTTTGGGAAAATGATTCCGATGATGGCAGGAATGGCAGTGGTAATGGGAGTTATTACAGGAATTAAGGATGGAATAGGGAGTGTAATCGAGATGAATAGCACTCTTGCCACTCTCTCTATAACCATGAATGGAACGAAAAAAGACTTCCAAGAAATAACGAAAGAAATACAGAATACCGCTATAGCTACTGGAAGCGATGTAAAAAGTGTAGAAGAGGCAACAAAGGTTTATGCAAATATGGGAGAACCTGCATCTAGTATTATGGCTAAGACTAAGAGTGCGATTATGTTAAGCAACGTCACAGGGCTTGATACCACACAAACTACAGACTCCATAAAATGTGAGTGGAGATAATGGCATAATAAATAAACCATTATAAGGAAATTTTCTCTAATTGACTTGGAAGCCCTTTTAATTTAAACAACAATGGGGTGACAGGGCGGAAGTATTTAAATAATAATTTGATAAATAATAAAAATAAACTTGTTGTATTTTAGTGGTATAAATATACAACGTAACATCCATGCTTTAACGTGTGATAAAAAATAAGCACATTTGTTTAATAAATTCATATAATAATAAGAATTCGAGAATTAAATAATAACTCATAAAGAAAGGAGATTAAAATGGAATTAGGATATAACAATATAAAAGAAGAACGAAAAGTTAGTAGCTATTTTGAAAGACATCTAGATTTAGTAATTGAAAAAGAATGGATAAAACAAGACTATGAAATTATATTGAACTTATTATTAAATAAAAAAGTAAATTGTATAAATGATATTGTAAACTATTTACCTAATAAACAATTAGATAGTATAGTGTGTATTATAAGAAATCTAAAATTAAAGGGTGTAAAATTACAGGTTAAAGCTACTTGTGACAATTGTGGAAAAATATATTACAAAGCATTATCTAGATATAATAATACAAATTATAATTTGTGTTGTAGAAATTGTAATAATGAATGGTTTTCAAAAGTTATATCTAAAACAAAAGACTTCAGTGATAAGATGAAAATAAATGCGGTCAACATGTTATCTGAAGGAAAGTTTAGTCACGTAGAAACAAGTATACAAATAATAGTTAATAATATATTAGACAACATGAATATAGAAAACGAAAATGAATACAATTGCAAATATGTATCTATAGATAATGCAATACATCTAGATAATAATAAGATATTATTTATAGAATGTAATGGTGGATTTTGGCACACAGACACTAGATTATATGATGAAATAAATTATGAAATACAAAAGAATAGAATTAAAATGGATAAAATAAAACATACGTTTATAAAAAACAACTATGATATAGAAATTTTATATTTATGGGAGATTGATATATTAAACGATATAGATTTATGTAAAAATTTAATTAAAAAATATATAAAGAATGATGGAGAACTAGAAAACTACCATTCATTTAATTATAGTAATGAAGATAATAAATTACAATTAGATAAGGAAAATATCATAATCCCTTATATGGAATTTAAGATTGAAGATTTAAATAAGATTACAGACTTATCAGTTAAAGAAAGAAAAGAATTTTGGACTACTTTTAAGTGTGATAATTGTGGAAAAGAATCAAAACAATTAACAAAACAATATAATAAAAATAAGCACCACTTATGTAGTGATGATTGTAAACATGAATTTAAAAAGAATACAATTAAATTACCAAATTGTGAATGTGAATATTGTAAAAAAGAAATTTACGTATATCCGTCTAAATTGAAAAGAACGAAAGTAAATTTTTGTAATACGGATTGTTATTTAAAATATGTAAAAAAAGAGGAAGTCACTTTTAATTGTGAATATTGTGGGAAAGAAAAAACAATACGCAAAAGCGATTATGATAAAAATATACATCATTTTTGTAACCAAGAGTGTAATATAAAATACAGAAATAAAAAAATTGTTTCATAATAAAGAGATATATACCACATGTTTCTTTATTACTTATCAAATTATTATTTGAATACACCGTGAACGACTTAACGAGAAAACAGAATAATACATTAAGATATTATTTTGGTGCGAAAGTCTGAACATCTCCTATAAAATATTAATGAAGGGAGAGAGAAATAGTCATCGGGGATTAACCGATTAAAGAAGAACTATTTCCGCAAATTATCAAATACAATAATTAAGATAATTTGTCAGTAGTCTATTATAAATAATAGATGAAAGTAACAGAATTTGTCATGCAATTATCAACGAATATAATTTAGCTGGGCAAGATGCTAAAACTACTTCTGAACATATAAGTAACTCTCTTGTTGCAATAAGTAAAAATATGGCAATGGATTTCGGTGAAACTTACGCCGACTAGGGTAGAAATACTCCTATGAAGAAACAAACCAATATCGGTAGAGGCTAAATATAATACAAAATATTATATAATGCTAGTACCGAGATAAAGCACAATATAATAATTGTGGCTCATCGTAACGCATAGAAGTTGAAACTGTGTTTTAATGCAGAATAAAATACTTCCAAGAGTGGTTTGCACCTGAACAAATAAAGTTGAAGGTGAAAATGTATGCTAGGCTGAATTGGAATTGACCAATTAATGAAAATGGGGGAAACCTCCAGAGCAGTAGATAAAAAGCTATTGGGTAATAACATACGGCAGGTATAGAGGAAATAACCAAAGGTATACAAGTAGTAGGAACTGTAGCTAATCAAACAGGTAAGCAAACTAGTGACGAAACTGAAGCTATGCTAGGAGCAATCATAGAAAAAACTCGTCTTGGAGGAGAACAAGTCGGAAATGGTATGAAAACAATAATTTCAAGAATTTACCAGTCAAAGAGTATTGATCCAGATGTTACAGATGAGGACTTATCAAAAATGTCAGCGATGCTTAGTAAGTTAGGTGTACAAGTACGTGATACAACTGGAGCGTATAGACCTTTAAATGATATATTAAAAGATATAGCAGATAAAGAAAAGGGTATGACGGATACACAAATCATGGCTATTAACACACAAGCATCAGGCGTAAGACAAGCTAATATTTTTGCTACTGCTCTTGATACAGTTGGCAAGTCGCAAGATTTGGCAAACAAAGGATTAAATTCAAATGGAGAATTACAAGATGCAAATAATAAATATTTAGATACAGCAGCTGCAAAATGGACAATACTAGGTGCTACAATTACAGCTATGTGGCAAAACATGGTATCTACAGATGGAATAAAAGGATTAATAGATGGATTAACAAAATTTGTACAAATTTTTGGAAATCTAAAATCTGTAATAATGGTTGCAACAACTGCATTACTGTTATTTAAAGGTGTCGCCATAGAAAAAGCTATGACTAGTTTTGCTATTTCTATGGCTTCTGTTATATTTGATGTTGGAGTTATGACCTCTGTAACAAAAGGCGCAACTCTTGCGATGAATAATTTAAAAATAGCTTTCACAGAAAATCCATTAGGGTGGGTGGCTTTGGGGATAACAGCAATAGTAAGTGCGGTTATGATATTTAATAATCATACCGACGAAACAATTAAAAAACAACAAGAACTTAGAGACCAAATGTCACAAGTTGCAGATGAATATAAAGCATCTATGACAGAAGTTGACGGTTTAAATAAGTTACTCTCGGAACAACAAGCTATTCAATCTAAAGACCAATCCAAATTAACTGCTGATGAAAAGACGAGATTACATGATATAGAAGTTCAATTAGCAGGTGCTATACCTAATGCTACAACTGCTTATGATAATGAAAATAAAGCTATGGCAGAAAACTTAGACTTAACTAAAAAATTAGTAGCTATGAAATTAGAAGAGGCTAAAGGCAAGGCTTTAGAAGTAGTTTCATCAGTAAACCCAGATGACGAGTTAGCAAAACTAAAAAAAGCTAAGGCATATAAAGACACTACAGAAGAATTAATGACACAAAAGGGAGACGAAGGTGGTAGTGATTTAAGATATAAGACATTAAATAGTGGACTTGCATGGACACAAGCACAAGAAAAGGAAATTAAAAACACAAAAGACCAAACAGCAGTGCTTCAATTTCTAGCAACGGCTCATGCAGGATACGATAAAGAGGTTACAAGTGGGACTAAATCTTTAAATGATTATAATATGGCTGCCGATTTCACTAATAAGAATATGGGTACTAAAAATAAAATAATCACTGATTCATCTGTTGGTATTGGGTTAAATACCTCAGCAACGGATTCGAATACGAATGCAACTAATAAAAACGCATCTGCTAAGGATTTAAAAGCACAAGCTGAATCCAAGGCAAAAGCGTCAGCAGTCGCCAATGCTGACGCTTTAAAAAAACAAACCGAGTCTTTTGATACC